GAACACTTGTAAGAGATAGTGCAAGAGAATTTAAAAGTAAAGCTGCAGCAGAAAAGTTTGCTAATAAAATTATAAAAGCAAATAGTTATAGAAAATTTAGTTTAGTAGTTGAACCTAAATAGTCACAATTCAAATATTTTGTGAAGGAGTGAATAAAGATGATGAAAGCAACCCCAAAATTTGATAAAGAATCTGATAAATGGGTAATTGATATTGAAACAGAAGATGGAGAAGTAATTCCAGTAGGACATACAATAGAAGAGTCTATCGGGCTATTTGAAATATGTAAATGGGATAGTGAAGAACAAGCAGAAGAGTGGATTAAAGCAAGATCAGAAAAATTTTATATTTAAAGGAGAATAGCAAATGGTAGATGTAAAAGCTTTAAAAATGTGGAGTATAAGTATATCAATATTAGGTGGGAAATCACCAAAAATAAAATATTTATGTGGAAAGTGCGGATCATATAATACGACTAGAATATCACTAGATGCAGTAAATGCAGGAAACCCTTATGTAGTATGTGCATATTGTGGGGAAATCAATAATACTAAACTAACATTAGGATAGTTGATAATTTAAAAGGAGTGAAATATATGGAATATATAAAAGAAATTAATATAAATGAGGCAGTAGTTCATATATTGGACAACAATAGTGAGGAGCCAGTATTAAATGAATATAAATTAAGATTGGATGATGAGTGTTATAAATATATATTAAAACATGTAGATAAATGCCTAAAAGATGAATGTCTAAGGTATGCAAAATTCAATGAAGAGAAAAATGTAGTAAAAGAAGTTTCACAAGAATATTTAAATGGCCATAACGATTTATTAGATGTTTCTAAGGAACTGGCTAAACAACTTTTTATATTGATGAAAGGCAATGATAATATATCTTCTTGTGATTTAATGATAGTTTCTATATCAACAGAATATGGCCCAATGTTAGCCATATTAAAAATGGATTATGTTAAAAATTATATTCATGTAGTGGATATGGTAGAGGATAAAGTAGGTATAGATATAGTGCCAGAGTTTACAGGATTACCCGCCAGTGCTCAAAAGATACAAAAATGTGCATTTATAAAACCTATAAGAGAAAATCAAGAATTTAATTTAATGGTTATAGATAAGCAGAAGAAAATTAAAACTAGTGAAGAATATGGCTCAAATTATTTTATAAATAAATATCTAGGGTGCAACATAATAGAAAATGAAAGGGATTCTACAAAAGCATTTGTACAAGCTACGGAAAAGTGGTCTAAAATCAATTTGAATGAAGATGCAGCAACATCAGAAAAAATAATAAGAACAGTAGGAAAACTATTAAAAGAAAAAGATACTATAGACATAGAAGAAATTTCTAATGGTATATTTGGCGAAAATTCAGATGTTAAACTAAATTACGAAGGATTTATTGCAGAACAGGGTATAAAAGAAAAAATAGATGTAGACAGAGAATGGGTAGATAAGAAATTTAAAAGAATAAGATTAAAGATAGATAGAGACATAGATTTGTATATAGATAAAGAATCCTATCATGATGATTCAAGGTTTGAGGTAAAAAGAGTAGGGGATGGATCAGTAAATATAGTAATTAAAAATGTTTATAATTATATGCAAAAGATAAGTGGAAAATAATAATATAAATTAAAACTAAATAGGTGTAAGGATTAAAATGTATATTCTTGCACCTTAACTGTATTAGTATATTAGAACTGTATAACATTAAGAAGGGGTGTTATAAGTGGCTAAAAAACAAGAAAATGTCTTGATTGATGGACAGGTAAGTATTTGGGAAATAAATAAGACAATTAAGAAAGGCAATGATAAACCAGTTATAAAATTAGAAAATAAAGAAATAAAAATAGACAATATGGATCAAACAAAAATAATAGCAAAATATAAAACATATGAGAATCTAAATAGAATAATAGGATATGTTGGGGGAGCTTTAGGGATAGAAGTTAAGTATAAAGATAGATTTGAAACAATTTATGTAAATAAAAAAGGTGAAGAAGAATTTGTAATTAAGAAGAAATCAAGTGTTCTGCCTTGGGATAAGATTATTTATTTTAGAGAAGATTTAGAAATAAATAATATACAGAAAGAAAAAATAAAGAAAATAAAAGGACAGGCTCTAAAAAGACCAGGAGACGAAAATATAATTTTTAATCAGGGCAATAAAGTAATAAGTGTAATAGAAAATGGCTGGATATTGGAATATGACAACATAAGGATAGTAGATATAGAAAAGTACAAAAAAATAAATGCAAATAGTATAAATCAAGATCTTAGAAAAACTTTAAAGCTAGGTAATATAGTTGAAACAGAATATAAAGATGACATTATACAGGGAAAAGTAGTCCACATTTATAATAATGGATATACTTGCAACATAATTGAGGGAAATAGATATATACCTATTCCTATATGTGGAATTAGGCAGGTGATAGCTTGAGTTGGATAGATGAAATATTAGATAGAGCATTAGAGAATGTTAAAAAGGATTTAAAAGAAAAAGACAAGCCTTTAAAAAGATATAAAAAAAGAGTTAAGAATAGAAACATCTTGTATAAGAAAAGGATGAAACTAGGTAGGGTAAAAAGAAAAGTAAGAGGTGGTAATCGTGGAGGAAAATAAAAAAAGATTCATGGATTATGCAAATTTAAGATTAAAGCAAAAAGAATATAAGAAAAGATTATTATATTCAGATATTGCAGATTTAAGGATTAAGAGTATTGAGAAATCAAGAAATAGAAAAAATGGTCAGTTCTAGGAGGGAGCATTGTGTTAAATAAAATATTAGGAGCTATTGCAATATTAACTTTTATATGGTTAGTGGCATTTAAAAAGATAGATAAAGAAGAAAATTCAATGTGCAAATTTAATTGTGAATATTGTGGTGAGAATGATGTTTGTGGCATAAAGAAAGGAGCAACAAAGAGCTATGATGAATAAAAAAATTTATGAGAGATATAAAAAAAGTGTAGAGAATGATTTAAGAAATTATCCATATTGGTTGTTGGCCATAGAAACTCCAGGTCTAGGTTCTCCAAATAGGTGGGGACAAATAAAGCAGAATGGATACTCTCATACAAGTACTGTAGAAGAAGATATGTTAAGGGACATGGAAAAGAGTTGGAAGGTTGATGTAATAACTAAAGTATTAGGTCAGATAGATCCTACAAGTAAAAAAATAATTGAAGAGTGGTATTTTAGAGATATTATGACAAGAGAAGAAATACAAGAGAACTTAAATTTAGATAAAAATAAGTTTTATTATTTTAGGAATAGGACTTTAAAAAAGTTTATGGCAGCTTTAAATTATATTTAAAAAATAAAAAGTTAGAAAAAATCAAGAAAAATTAAAGAAAAAACTAATGCAACAAAGGGAAAGGTAATATATCATATGATATAAGGGTTAAAAGCCCACGTAGGGGTTTTATCGTACAATAAGGCAACTGCGAAAATAAAAAAATATATAATATATTGTGTATGTATTAAAAAGCACTTGGAACAGATTTTTTAATCTATAATCCAAGTGCTTTTTACATACCTGTAAAAGTACAGGAGATTATATAAAAAAGGATGTGAGGATGTGCTAAGTATGTATACAAGTTACAAATGTATCTGTTGCAGTAAAGAATTTGTTTTATTAACAGAAGAATTAAAAAACACAAAGGGATACTTAGTATGTCCTTACTGCAGTAGTAGGAAAGTTAAAAAACAAAAGGCAACAGATAGTTTAAAGGAATGCATGAGACATAGTAGCTATAAAAAAGTAAAAGGAACAATAAGGCAGGTGAGATAGTTGGGAAAGAAAAGACCTGCTAAGCCTATATTAGAAAGCCATTATGAAAGATTTAAATATCGATTAGAGGAAATTAGTGGAGAATGGGCAGAAAGAAATTTAATGTTATTTTTACTAGATATTGCAACTGGATATAGGATACAAGATGTTGTGGATCTAACGGTGGCAGAAATAAAGGAAGCTTTAGAAAATGGATATTTTGAGATACAGGAGAAAAAACAATATAATGCATGGAAAACACATATTAAAAAGAATCCTAAATCTCAAAGGAAAATGCCTGAAAAGCGTAAACATGATATAGTTCCACAATTAGAAACAGTATTAAGAAAATATATAAAAGGTAGAAAAAAATCAGAGTATGCCTTTCCATCACAGAAAGGCAATGGAAGTATGAATATTAGCGCAAAGGCATATTCAGATATTTTAAAAAAAGTTGCAGAAGATAAAAAGATTAACTTAAAAAATATAACTGGACATAGTTTACGAAAAACATATGCAAGAAGATTATATGAGGCTACAAATGATTTGGAATATGTAAGAATAGCATTAGGTCATTTAAGTATAGAAGTTACTAAAAAATATTTAGGCTTAGATGATGAAGTAAAAGAATGTGCTGCAAAGATAGCTGCTAGAAAATTATAGTTATATTTTTTTATACTAGAATCCGTAAATAAGTACACTATACTTATTTTAAGAGAAAATAAAAATAACTACTATTATATGCACTAAAAAAATAAATCAGTAATCCTATATGTTATTGCGGATTTAATAATAAAAAATAAAAGTGTCTTAAACGTAGTGTTCCCAATGGATAAAGACTATTTTTAAATAAGTTATAATACCTTACAGAAAAAACTACACTGAGCACAGAGTATAAAGTAAGTGCTCAATGTTTTAGATGACAGGAGGTGTACTATGGTATCGGCGGAAGAAATAATTAAAAACAGCTTAAATATTATAGAAACTATGGTTGAACAGGGTAAAACTGATAAACAAATAGCTGAAAAAATAGGAATAGGGTATTCAACTTATAGAAGATATAAGAGCAGTAATAGTAGCTTAAAAGAAGTAATTTCACAAGGAAAAGACAAGAAGAATCAAAGTGTCGAACAGGCTTTATTTAATAATGCTATCGGCTATCATTACACCGAGGAAGTAGCAACTAAAGTTAAATATGAAACAATTACAGAGGATGGAACGGTACTATCAAAAGAAGATGTTAAGATAAGCAAGGTTAGAAAATATAAGCATCCTGATTTATTAGCTGAAAAGTATTGGTTAAATAATAAAGATAAGTTACATTGGAAGGATGATCCGTACAAAGTTTCAAATGATAAGAAGCTTACTAAGCTTAAAGAAAAAGAAGTTAACTCAAAGGTTATAGAGATATAATGCCTATATATAGAAAGTGTACCGAATGTGGTAGGAAAGTAATGCAAGGTACTTTGTGTAAGTGTGAAGAGAAGAGGAGAAAAGAAAGATATAAAGAGTATAGAATGAATAGGAACGATAAGAAAGAACAGTCTTTCTATTCTAGTACAACATGGATAAGGTGTAGAGATAGCGTAGCAGTTCATCAATTTGGATTAGATTTAATTGAGTGGTTTAAAGGAAACATAGTACAAGCAGAGACTTACCATCACATTGAACCTATTAAGAGTGATTGGTCTAAGAGATTAGATAGTAGTAACCTAATAGGACTAACACAAGAGAACCACATTAGAGTGCATACATTAATGAATAAGAGCGATAAAGATAAAATCATGATAGAAAAATTTTTAAAAGATTTAATAAAAAAGTTTAATAAAGAATTTTATTAGTACCCGGGGGGAGGGTTGAAAATTTTTATACAAACTTAGAAAGTCCCTGGTGCCCTCTCAATCGCATAAAATTCCCAAAATGAAAGTTTTAAACTTTAAAGTAAAGAAGGTGAAAAAATATGGCTAGACCATGCAAAGTAATAGACAGTCAAAGTAGACATAATACAAAAGCTGAAATTGAAGCTAGAAAAGAAAAAGAAGAAAGAATAAAAAGTCTAGCTGATAAAATTGAAAAGCCACCAGAATATCTTTCAGAAAAACAAAAAAATATATATAAATTTATTGTAGAAGAATTAAAAATGACTGGAATATTAACTAATCTAGATGTCTATATTTTATCTACATGTGCAATAGCAGTAGATAGATTAAGAACTATAGAAACAATAATAAATAAAAATGTAGGTAGTTTATGCAATAAGGATTTAATGTCAGCTAAAGATAAATATACTAAGGATTTATATAGATGTTGTAATGAATTAAGTTTATCTCCACAGAGTAGAGCAAAACTTGGAAATTTAGCATTGAACAATAAGGAAGAACAAGAGGATCCATTGTTAAAAGCTTTAAGAGAAGATGATGAAGATTGATACTTCTAGATAAAGCTTTAAAATACTGCAAAGATGTTATCGAAGGTAGAGAAATAACTACAATAGAGGTTGGTTTACAATGTAGCATTTTTATACAAGATTACTATGAAAGGCAGTATAATGAAGATTTTGAGTTTTACTTTGATGAAAAGAAGCTTAAAAAAATAAATAATCTTTTGAAGTTATTTAATTATGCCACTGGCTTTGTAGCTGGTAAGCAAGTATTAGAAGGTTTGGATGGATTTCAAGCCTTATTTATTGCTGCTATTTTTGGGTGGAGATATAAGAAAAATAAAAAAAAGTTTAGATATAGGGATGTAATACTATTTATACCTCGTAAGAATGCAAAGAGCTTTATAGCAGCTTTAGTTATTCTTCTTTTAATGCTTACTGAACAAAACTTTAGTGAGTTTTATAGTATTTGCATAGATAGAGATTTAGCAAAAGAAACAAGAAAAGCTATGGCTCAATTAATTAGTGCTAGTCCTTATATAGCAAAACATTTTTTTGTATCTGATAGTGAGATAGGTATTATTAAGTGTAAATTAACTAATAGTTATTATGTACCAAGAACATCTAAAGCAAATAAAAATAATTCTATTAGGCCAGCTTGTTTCGTGGCTGATGAAGTTGGGGCATTTACTACTAATGGCAATATTCAAGCAATGAGAAAAGGACAGTTAAGTGTATTAAATCCAATTCAAATACAAACAACTACTGCTTATGCTGAAAGTGATTCAATTATGTTGGAAGAATTGGAATATGATAGAGCTGTATTAAATGGAGTTGTTACTAATCCAAAGTTATTTTGTTTGTTATATTATTGTACAAAGGAAGAAGCTTGGACAGATGAAGGATTATATAAAGCTAATCCTTTAAGAGTAGAAGAAAACTATGAAGAGATTCGAGCGGACAGGGAAAAGGCTAAGATAAAGACAAGTGAACAGGAAGAATTATTGACCAAAAACTTTAATATATTTCTTGAAACTAATGAAAAAAATAAATATCTTGATATGAAGCACTGGAAAAAGTGGAGTATTACTGAAGAAGAGTTTAGGAAAAGAATTAAAGGCAAAAAGGTTAAAGTTGGGGTTGATTTGTCAGTGACGACCGACCTAACAGCTGTAGGCATAGAGTTTGAAGATGAAGGTATTGTTTATTGTAAATCTCATGGATTTTTGCCAGAAGATAGTTTACCTAATAGAAGAGAAAAGCATATAGATTATAGAAAATATGAAAAAGAAGGTTATTGTGATATTCATTCAGGAATGACAGTAAGTTATACGAAGGTTGAAGAATATATACGAAATATAGAAACTGAATATGAATGTGAAATTGAGGTAATAGTAACAGATCCAATGAATGCAAAAGAAATGATGGAAAGGCTTGCAGAGGATTATGATGTTGTACTATTAAAGCAAACTTTTACTAATTTAAGCCCTGCCACAAAGGAATATAGAAAAGCTGTATATGATAAAAAGATAAGATATGTTAAAAATGAACTTCTTGACTGGAATATGAATAAAGCAAGTACTACTAAGGGCAAAGCTGATGATGAAATGCTTATTAAGGAAAATAAAAATAAGCAAAGAATTGATATGGTTGTAGTTTTAATATTTGCTTTTACAGAATTATTAGGAGGAGATACAAATTATAATCCAGTGGATGAATTAGAAAAAACAGATTGGTAGAAAGAAGGTGATAAAAATGAAGAAAAAACTTAATAAATTACTTAATAAGACTATTTTAAATGATATTTTTATCATGGAAATGGTCTTTTTTATTGGACTTCTTATCATTATTTACACCAATTTTAAGGTGAACTTGTACTTTGGACTGTATTTCTTAGGTATCATTCTAATAGCTTTTAGTATATTTTTATATAAATTTAGAGGAAATCGAGGTGAAAAGAGGTGAACATAAGTGATTTTTAATAAATTAGTTGAAAGAAGAGAAGCAGTTGACGCAAATGATTGGAAGTCAGTATATTCTTTTGAAAATGGATATGATATTACACCTTTTGAACTTGAAATGAGGGAAAGCACATATTTTAGTTGTATAAATAATATATCTCAAGACATTGCAAAATGTACATTACAAATAAAAAAAGAAATAGAAAAAGGAGAAGTATTAGCAAAGGAACATTATTTATATGATTTATTAAGATTAAGACCTAATCCTTATATGAGTGCTATAGATTGTTATAAAGCTTTTGTAGCGTTAGATAAACATTGGGGATATGCAGGACTTTTTATTGATAGGCAAAGAGGAAAGGTAAAAGGTTTATATCCTGTTAAAATAACTAATTGCACAATTGATAATACAGGATTAATTAATAGCACTAAGAATAATAAAATTTTATGGGATTTTGAAGGGGTAGATGGTGAAACAGGTTGTTGCTTTGATAAAGATATAATTATTCTAAGAGATTTTACACTTGATGGAATAAAGGGCAAAGCAAATAGAAGTATTTTATCAGAAAGCTTAGATAGTAGCTTAAAAAGCCAAAATTATTTAAACAAGCTGTTTACTAATGGATTAACTAATAAAATTGTTGTGCAAATGACCTCAGATATTAAAGAGGAAAAAGAGTTAAAAAAGGTACAAGCTAAATTTGATAGAGTTTATTCAAATAATGGTAAGATATTTACTATTCCAGCAGGTTATAATATACAGCCATTAAATTTAAGTTTATCAGATGCACAATATACAGAGTTAAGAAAGTTGTCTAAAGAAGAAATAGCAATGTCTTTTAGAGTACCATTAACAAAATTAGGATTCGTAAAAGAAAATGCTAGTTCTGAAGAACAAGACAACATAAAATATCTAACTGAATGTTTGCTTGTTATATTTGAACAGATAGAGCAGGAAATGGATTGGAAATTATTAACGCCACGAGAAAGAGAATTAGGATACAAGGTAAGGTTTAATATTAATGTGCTACTCAGAACAGATAGTAAGACCCAATCAGAAGTGATAAGCACATATGTTAAAAATGGAGTTTATGACTTGGACTATGCTAAGGATATTGTAGGAGTAGAAAAAATAGGTGGAGAGCTTATTATAACCTTACCTTCTGGACAAGTATTATTGAGGGATTTATTAGCTGGAAATGTGAGCTATTTAAATAAGAAAGGAAGTGATACAAGTGAGGGTGGAGATAAGAAGTGACCATGTAATTATAGAAGGTTATATTAATGCAGTAGAAAGAGATTCAAGACCAATGCCAAGTCCTAAAGGAAAATTTGTAGAACAGGTAAGATCAGGTGTATGGAAAAATGCTATAAGCAAAAATGATAATATAATATTTTTGCTTAATCACAATAATAATAAAAAATTAGGTACAAGCAAAGAGAATTTGAAACTTAGAGAGGACAACATAGGATTATATGCTGAAACTAGAGTTTATGATCCCGAGGTCATTAAAAAGGCAAAGGAAAATAAATTAATAGGATGGAGCTTTGGATTTAAAAAAATTAAAGACAGTTGGGGAAAAACGGATGATGGAATTGATAGAAGATATTTAGATGAAATTGAGCTTAGAGAAGTTTCTATATTAGATGATAGCAGAATACCAGCGTATTATGGTACAAGCGTAGAAACTAGAGAAAATGAGGAAATAACAACCGAATTAAGGTCATTTGAAGATATAGTTATTGAAAAAATAGAAGAAGATACTTCTAAAAATGAAGATGAGAAAAGAGAATTAAAACTTAAATTATTAAATTTAGAACTGGAATTATAACAGTTCTTTTTTTATACAAAAAATTAGTAAAGGAAAGGTGAATAAATAATGGGATTGGAAGAATTAAGAGCACAATTAGAAGCTAAGAAGGTAGAAATTAGAGAATTTATAAAGGATAAAAAAGTAGCTGAAGCTGAAAAGGCAATGGAAGAAAAGAGAGGTCTAGAAAAGTTAATTAAGGCAGCAGAGGAACTAGAGGAAGAGGAAAAAAGAGAGCTAGAAAATCAAAGAAAAAAGAAAACTCAACCAGAAGAGAACAATGAGTTTAGGGCTATAGTTAAAACAGTAATGGGAGAGGAAACAACGACAGAAGAAAGAGCAAATATAAAATCTGTAGATAATGCTGCAGTTATCCCAAAGCAATTCGTAAATAAATTAATTGAAATACAAAAAGGCTTTGGCTCACTAAAGGGGTTATGTGATGTTATACCAGTTACCAAAAATGAAGGTACTATACCAGTTATTGACCTAGATCAGAACGAAATGGCAGATGTTGCAGAGGGCGAAGATATAGTAGATGGAACACTTGTAACTACTGATGTACCTTTTAAGTGTGCTAAAGTAGGTTTAATTCAATCTTTAGCATCTGAAACTGTAGATGATGCAGAAGTTGAAATGGAAGGTTTAGTTAAAAAGAACTTTGCCAATATAGCAACAGTTAAAGAAAATGCTAAAATATTGAAAGTAATAAAGGACAATGCTACTGAGGTTGATGGGGCGACTTCTTATGAAGATGTAGAGAAAGCTATTGATGGGTCTTTACCTTCTATAAAAGCTGGATTAGTTACCTTGACTAATGTGGCAGGATATGTAGAATTAAAGAACAAAAAAGATAAACAAGGTAGATCATTAAACCTTATAACAAATATAAACGGAGTTGAGTATTTCCACGAGAAACCAATTATTACTGTAGATGATATCTTATTACCAGTATCAGAGGGTAAAACACAAGTATTTTATGTAGCTAATATGAATGAAGCAGTTAAATATTGCGATAGAAAAGCTGTAACTATCGCAAGAAGTACAGAAGCAGGGTTTAAAGATGATACGGTAAAATTAAGAATTCTTGAAAGGTTTGTACCAGTTCTAGGAGCTAAGAGATCTATAAAGAAAATAGAATTTTAATGATTGGGTGGCTTAATGCTACCCTTTTAATAAGCAGGTGATAATATGACGGTTGAGGAAATAAAAGATTATATAATAGTTGATGATGAATCTGATAGTTTCCCAGAGGAATTAATGGAAATAAGTCAAATTTATATAGATTCTATGGTAGGAGAAGGATATAAACAAGATGAAAAAATGATTAAATTAGCTAGTTTGCTACAAAGGAAACTTTGTGCTGATATGTACGAAAACAGAAGTACAGAAGTACCACAAAGTGTCAAACAGGATAGAATTACAGCTAGCATACTTGACAAATTAAGTAACTATGATGGTGATATAAATGTTTAAGGTTAATATAGGAGATTTAAATAAAAGGATAGTTATACAAAAGTATATTATAAACCAGAATGAAAATGGATTTGATATAGAAGAATGGATAGATTATAAAGCTGTTCGGGCATCTATGAATAATCTTTGGGGAAAAGAATTTTATGCAGCAAAAGCAGTCCAAGCAGAAAATACAGTAGAATTTATAGTTAGATATTGTAAAGATTTAAAAAATATAAATACTAAAGAATATAGAATCAAAACTATAAAAGATAAAAATGCAACAAAAGAAAAAGATAAATATAGATATTTTAATATTACTTTTATAGATAATATACAATATAAAAATAAATGGCTTAAGATAAAGGCTATTGAGGTGACATAATGGCTGATGGAATAGAACTTGAAGGTATGGAAGAGTTTACTTCCATGCTAGAGAATATGACTATTGACGAAGCTGATGAAAGAAAAGCGGTGAGAAATGCTATAAAGCCTATAGCTGATGAGATTGAGAGGAATACAACTAAAAGAAGCGGTAAATTAGCTAAAGTAAAAGAAAAAGTTAAAAAAGAAGGATTAGCAACAGTTGGAGAAGTTAAAACAAAAGAATTTTATGATATTTTTGAAGAATTTGGAACAAGTATGGCCAAGCACAATATAGGATATTTTGAGAGAAGTGTTAAGAACACAGAAGATGAAGCATTAAGTATATTGGCTAAAGAATTATTAGACAAAGTGAGGTAGATTATATGTGAACATAAAGCAATATCTTTTAAAAGTATTAAATAATAAAGAAATATTAGATTTATTACCAGATAAAAAAGTATATTTTCTTCATGCTAATAATCCAAATAAAGACTTATATCTTGAATATGAGATAATAAATGAATATGGAACAGAGTATTCAGAAGGGAAGGAAGACTTTACAACTTATATAATCCAGGTAGATATATTTAGCAAAGGAGACTATACAGAATGTGAAGAGGTAGTAAAAAAAGTAATGATAGAAAATGGATTTAATCGTGATGCGGCAGCAGATCTATATGAAAAAGAAACGAAATTAAATCACAAGGCAATGCGTTTCAATATAGATTTACCGACTAGCAAAGGCTAGTCTTTTTTAATGCAAAAAATAAATTAAAAAGGATGGGATAATACATGTCAGAAGAAAAAGTAGTGCCGATAGTAGACTTGAAAAAGTTATATGTGGCTAAAGTTTTAACAGATAGGTTAACCACAACTTTTGATGCGCCAAGATATTTTGAAGGGGTAAAAGAGTTAGGGTTAAAACCCAAAGTTAATAGTGATGACTTTTATGCAGAAGGTATTTTGTGGATTAGCGAAACTACACTAGCTAATATAGATGTAGAAATAGATATTACAGATTTAAAAAAAGAAGAGGAAGCATTTCTATTAGGTCATAAATTGGCAGCTGAGGGTGGGATTATAAGAAGTTCCAATGATGAAGCGCCAGAAGTTGCATTATTATATAAGGCAATGAAAGGTAATAATAAAGCCAGATATGGAATAATGTACAAAGGAACATTTTCTATAAGTGATGAAAGTTATAAAGGTAAAGAAGGAAAGGCTAATTTTCAAACAAAAAAATTAAAGGGCACATTTGCACCTCTAAGAAGTAATGAGATGTGGAATTGGAAAGTAGACGAAGAAGATGGAATGACAGATGAAAAATTCTTTAAAGAAGTAATAATACCAACCCCAAAAGTGGATGAGGAAGTAGAAAATAAAAAAAGTGAGGAAGCTTAATTTATAGGGTAGTCAAATACTACCCTTATTATTTTGTTGATGAAAGGACTGGATAATATGTTAAATAAAATAAGAAAACAAAAAATAGGTAATAAAGAATACTCTTTTAAGATGACAAATAAAACAATTCGTAAAATAGATGAAAAGTATGGTAACTATGGTTCCGTTATTTATGGATTAATGGAAGGACAACAATTCTACACAAATGCTTTAAGATTAATATCTATGTGTTGTGTAAATAAAGAAAAAGTAATTATAAATAGAGAAGAAGATAAATATAAAGAAAAAATAAAAGAATGGGATATAGAAGAACTAGAAGACATTATAACAGGACAGCAGTATCAGGAAATCGCAAATTTAGCGGTAGATTTATACATGGATTACATGGGATTTAATGAAGAAAGTAAGAAAGAAAAAAAGGAGGAAGTTAAAGAAGAAAAAAACTAAGCGACCAGTTAAGGACTATTAATGATTATTTAATAGACTTTGACTGGCTTTTTTATATAGCAAAAGTACATTTAAATTACACAAGAGAAGAATTTTGGGATAGTACACATAAGGAACTTTATAATATGTGGGAATCACATATTAAGTTTAATAAATGGGAAATTAAAAACAATAAAGAAGAAAATAACTCTACAAATGATGTGAATCACAAAAGAGTAAATATAGAGGATATACCATTTCTATAAGATAGGCACTCTGATGGGTGTCTTTTTTATATAAAAATTTAGAAAGGAGGTAGAGAATGGCTGGTAATACAGAGAAACGTATAACCGCAAAAATGGTATTAGATAGTAGTGGATTTAATTCCAGCTTAAAAGGAGTTAATAGCGAGCTTAGAAATGCACAATCTCAGATGAAATTAGCTAGTTCTGGTATACAAGCATTTGGGAAGGATAGCGAAAAACTAAAATCTGTACAAGAAGCACTTTCTAAACAAGTAGAATTACACTCTAAAAAAGTAGATATATATAGCAAATCTATAGAAAAAACAAAAACTAAACTAGACGAAAACATAAAAGTTAGGGATAAATTAAAAAAATCTTTAGATGATGCCAATAAAAAATATGAAGATGCAGTTAAAACATATGGAAAAGAATCGGAAGAAGCTAAAAAGGCTAAAGCTGAAGTAGATAGATTAACACAGGAACATAAGAAAGCTGAAAAAGCAGTAGAATCTAACGCAAAAAAAATACAACAGTATGATACTGATTTAAATAAAGCACAGTCCCAGATGAATAAAGCACAGGGAGAACTAAAAAAAATAAATGAAGAGTTAGATAAGCAGAATAACAAATGGTTAAAAGCTAGCGATAAGTTAAAAGAACATTCTGAAAAGTTAACTAAAGTAGGTGGCAAGCTCACAGATGTAGGTAAAACATTAACTACACATGTAAGTTTGCCACTTGCAGCAGTTGGGGTAGCTAGTGCAAAAGTAGGCATGGATTTTGAAGCCGAAATGAGTAAGGTACAAGCTATATCTGGAGCAACAGGCGGAGATTTTCAAAAGTTAAAAGCTAAAGCTGAGGAAATGGGTGCTAAGACTAAATTTAGTGCTACAGAATCTGCGCAGGGATTAGAATATATGGCAATGGCAGGATGGAAAACACAGGATATGCTTGATGGTCTACCACCAATCCTTAATTTAGCTATAGCCAGTGGAGAAGAACTGGGATCTACATCAGACATTGTTACAGATGCACTGACAGCGTTTGGATTGAAAGCTAAAGATGCAGGAATGTTCTCGGATGTTTTAGCAGCGGCGTCTTCTAATGCAAATACTAATGTTGGTATGATGGGAGCAACATTCCAATATGCAGCACCAGTGGCGGGAGCATTAGGTTATAGTGTACAAGATACTGCTATTGCAATAGGATTAATGGCTAATGCAGGTATAAAAGCGGAAAAAGCAGGTACAGCAATAAGGTCTGGACTAACAAACTTAGTAAAACCAACTGATGCTATGGCCACCGCTATGGATAAATATGGTATATCTGTTGAAGATACAAATGGCAAAATGAAACCATTTAGACAAGTTATTGGAGAACTCAGAGAAAAATTAGGTAATTTAGATAAAGCTACACAAGCTAATGTTGTAAGTACGATTTTCGGAAAAGAAGCTATGTCTGGTTGGTTAAGTGTTATAAATGCTAGTCCAGAAGATGTTAATAAACTTACTAATGCTATAGATACAAGCAAGGGTGCTACAGATAAAATGGCAGCAACCATGAGTAATAATGCTAAAGGTTCTATAACAGAAATGAAAAGCGCCCTAGAAGGTGCGGGAATAAAAATCTTTGAGGTAGTAGCCCCAAGTATTACTTCCTTAGCTAAAGAAGTAAGTAAGATGGCTGATAAATTTAGCAAACTTAATCCTTCAACACAAGAAACGATTGTTAAAATGGCAGCATTAGGAATTGCTATAGGACCTGTTATTGGTGGAGTAGGAAAACTAATAACTGGATTTGGAAGTGTTTTAAATATTGGAAGCAAAGTGGCTGGAATAATGGGAAAAGTAACACTTGCTACAAAAGGAGTGGAAGTAGCGACTACTACAGCTGGTGCAGCGGCAACAAGTGCAACTGGAGCAGCTAGTGCTGGATTGGCAGGATTAGGTTCAATAGCATTGCCAGTTATTGGGGTTATAGCCGCAGTTGGAGGAGCTGTTTATTTAGCACATAAAAACACACAATATCTAAATGATAGCTGTGTAAAGAGTGCAGAAGATATGGGAACTATGGAAACTGCAATGGCAGGATTAAATGGACATGTTATTCACACTAATAAACAATTAGAAGAAATGAATGTTAAACATAAGGAATGGAGTAATAAAGTTTCTAAAGATACCCAAAAGTCCCTAGATCAGTGTGCAAATAAAATAGCAGATTATAGTATGGAGCTAAAGAATGCTGAAAAAATTGATAATTTGGTAGATAGTGAGGCTGGAATAAGATTAAAAACAAAACTAGATGATATTTGCAATAGTGCCATTAAAAAAATCAAGGAGAAACAACCAGAACTACAAAAAACTTTAGCTGATGGATTTGCTGCAGATGGTAAAATTGACGAAAATGAAAAAAAGATTTTGGCTTCAATAAATAAAAATGGGCAAGAGCAAATAAAAAAGGTTAACGATATTAAATCTAAAATTTTAGAACTAGAGAAAAAAGCAGGCAAACAAACTGGTGAAGCTAAAAAAGCAACTTTAGCTGAGGTTGATAAATTAACTAAAGAAATTGGAAATATAGAATTAAATAATACTGTTAAATCAAAAGAAGAATTAATGGCAGCACAAGCTGATTTTAACGCTAGAATGAAGAACTTAGATATGGAAGGAGTATCTAAGTTGATGGAATCAAAAGCAAAAGCTAGGGATACAGAAGTAAAGAAAATAAAAGAAAACTATGATAAACAAATTGAGTTATTAAAACTAAATTCGATTAATGTAGATAGTGAAACTAAAAAGGCAATTGACATAAAAATAGGACAGTTAGAGACAGCAAAGAATAAAGAAATAGGTGTGGAAAATGAAAAATATAAAGGCTATTTAGATGCCGCAATAGAAAAATATCCACAACTAATAAACTATATAGATATGCAACATGGAACAATGCTAACCAAAGAACAGCAACAAAAACAGGCGGAATTATTAGAGTATGGTTCTAAAATGGAGGGATTTTTAGGTATTACTAAAACTGGATACTACAAAATCAAAGATACTACAACTGGGAAAATGAGAGAGTGTTATGTAGAAGTTGATAAAAGTACTGGACAAATAGTTGGAGCATGGGATAGGGGAACAAATAAAATTTATGGGAATCCTATAAAGGCGCAAGAAAAAATAGATCAGGAATTGAAAAATGGACAAAAATTTAAGCCAATTGGTGATAGTTACGATCGTGTAAAAGAAGGAATATGGAAGCGTGCGATAGAAGCACAGGCTAAGACAAATTATAATTTATTTAATTGGATACATGACGCACATTCTAATGCACAAAGTTGGTTAAGTAACCATCCTTTTATTGCTAGTGTAGTTCAAAATATGGGTGCCTTTGGTAACGCTTTAACTATTGGAAGAAAATGGACAGGGGATAAATATTTCACAGGTGGATTGACATATTTACATGATACACCAGGGGAAAATAATAATTATGAACTTTATGATCTACCAAGGGGAAGTCGAATCTATAACCATGATGCTAGCGAAGATCTAGTTATTAAGACAGCTGAAAATGTAGCATCTAAAGTAGCTAATAGTGTATTAAAAAATTTTAAAGGGTTAACAGCAGGTGGGCAAGATCAGACTATTATAGTTCCAGTTAATTTGGATAGTAGAGAAATTGCAAGAGTAACAGCGAAACCAATGTCAGAGGAATTGGGAAAGTTAAATAGGAGAGGGGGATTAGGCTATGTTTAGTATACAGTTTAATAATTATAATTCTTATAAGGATCTAGGATTAGTTGTAGAACATAGACCCAATATTCCTGCCCCTGAAAGAAATATTAAAAATATTTATATACCAGGTAAAAATGGGACATTAACAGAGGACCTGGGAAGTTATGAGGATATAGGTATCTCTATTACATTTGGTTTTCAAGATAAAGTTAATATAAATAATAAATGTAGACAAATAAAAATGTGGTTATTAGATAAGATAAAAGATTACAAGTTATATCTTTCTGATGATATTGAAACATATTACAAAGTTAAAAATGTAAAGATAGATAATATTGAAAGAAGTATAAAGAGCTTAGGAAAGTTTACGGTACTTTTTACATGTGATCCATTTGGATATATAGATGAAGAGCTTTTAATTATAGATAAACCAATTTCCATATATAATGAAGGAACTTTTGAAAGTCAACCATATTTAAAAATATTTGGGTCAGGAGATATAACTTTAAATATAAATGATGAAGTTATTAAATTAAAAAATATTAATAGTTATATAGAATTAGATTCTGAAATTATGGAATGTTATAAGAATGATGAAGCATTAAATAATCATATGTATGGAGAATTTCCAATTTTTAAAGTGGGAGAAAATAAAATAAGTTGGACAGGTAATATTAATAAAATAGAAATTATACCTCATTGGAGGTGCTTATAAAAATGATTACTTTATATAAAGAAGTAGAAACTAACTTTACTCATAATGGAATAGGAATATTAAAAGACTGTTTACAATGTGAATTACACAGGGAAATAAACGGTCTTTTTTCTTTAGAGTTGGAATATCCTATATTTTCTAAAATGGGTGATAAGATAGAAAAACATATGATAATTAAAGCGCCTACACCACAAGGGGAACAACTTTTCAGAATACAAGAAAGAGAGAGAGATTTAAGTGTAATTAGAGTGTATGCTACACATATTTTCTTTGATTTAGCTAAAAATTTTATAGCTGATACTAATATAGTTGGAAAAACAAGAATACAAGCAGTGCAACAGGTATTAGATAAAACTTTAAATTCACACAAGTTTACTTTAGAAGGTGAAGAAGGTGGAAAACAAAACAACTGTAGACTAGTAAGGGAAAATCCTGTAGAAGCTCTTATTGGAGATAATGATAATACTGTAAGAAATAGATGGGGTTTAGAACTTGATTTTGATAACTATAAAATAATAGCTAAAGAAAAAATAGGAAAGGATACAGGAGTATTAATTGCATATAGAAAAAACTTATTAGGCATACATGAAACACTTGATATGAAAGAGGTTGCAACTAGAATAATACCACAAGGGTACAATGAATTACTATTACCGGAATTTTACATCGATAGTCCTAATATTGGAGCCTATTTTCAACCACTTGTTGCCCATATAAAATTTGAAGATATAAAGGTAAAAGAAAAAAATTCAGAAGGTGAGGAAAATTTAGAGGATGAAGATAGTGAGGGATTTGAAACTAAGGAAGAAGCTTATGCAGAAATGAGAAAGCAAACACAAAGACTATTTTCTGAGACTAAAATTGACACACCTTTTTTTAATTATGAGGTGGAGTTTGAAGAGTTAGGAAAAACGGAAGAATATAAACAATATAAGAACTTAGAAAAGATTAATCTTGGTGATACTGTAACAATTAGACATGAGGAACTAGGATTGGATCTAAAGGGAAGAATGATAGCCTATGATTATGACTGTTTATTAAAAAAATATATAAAAATAGAAATGGGTATGAGAAAAAAAGATTTAACTTTACAGATAAAGCAGACTGTTGCTGAAATAGAATTCACTAAAGAAAAAATAGAAATGGAAGTGTCCAATCTAGATAAAAGTTTAAGTAGTAAATTGGAAATAACAGAAAAGCATATAATGACAGAAGTTAATGATGTTAATAAGAGTCTAAATAGTAAAATCGAACAAACAGCAGAAACAATAACATTTACAGTTAATAATCAAATATCTAAAGTGAATAGTAAAATTGAACAACAGGCAGATAAAATAAATTTGGTTGTAGATGGTGGGGGAAGTATAAAAGCTGCACAAATTGCCTTAGCTATATCAAATAATAGTAGTGCTATTAATATGTTAGCTGATACTATAAATTTAATACCAAATAACGGAGTAATAAATTTTAGTAATGGTACAAGTATAGATACTAGAGATAGTTCTGGTCAAAATAGAGACAACTTTATAAGACTAAGGGCAGATAAATATCACTATGTTTGCGTGGATGCTAACGACGGAGCTATAAGTTTATTTTTCCCAGGCGGTGGCGGTTCACATGCTTATTGGACTTTCAAAAAAGATGGGCTGTATAAAGATGGGGTAAAAGTATTATAAGAGGGGAGTGATTATATGGATAAACCGTTTAATTTACTTATAGATACAAAACGAACAGGTTTTAATGCTGTAAGAGGATTAAAACAGGGGGACAATAATTCTATATTAAATGTTACTTTAGTACAGAATAGTGTCCCTTTTGATTTAACTGGAACAACTATAAGAATAAACTATAAAAGGCCAGATAGTAAAATATTCCTCCAAATGGCAGATGTGGTTAATGCTACAGATGGAAAAGTAAAAATAAATATACTTACTAAAGCATTAGAAAGTATAGGAGAAGTTAAGGCAGATTTAAGTATTTTTGATAAAGATAATAGAAAAATAACAAGTGCAACATTTTCTATGTTTGTAGATGGATCTATATATAGAAATGACTATTTAGAACCCGAAGATTTGGATTTAATACAAAGTATTTGGGTTGAAGAAGATAAAAGAATAAGAGCAGAAAATGAAAGAGTAAAAAATGAAGATAATAGAAAAAATGTTGAAAATGCTAGAGTAGAAAGTGAAGAAAACAGGAAACTAGAAGAAATTAAAAGAGTAGATAGTGAAAACATTAGAGTAGAAAGTGAAGAAAACAGGAAACTAGGAGAAATTAAAAGAGTAGATAGTGAAAACATTAGAGTAGACAATGAAAGTCAAAGGGCAGAGAATGAGGAAAATAGAATTGCTGAAGAGTCTGAGAGAGTGGAAGCAGAAAATAAAAGGATAGAGAATGAAACAGAAAGGCAGCAAGGATATACAGAAATAAAAAATACTATTGATGATTTTTCTGTATGTGAAGAATTTGATTTAACTAAAGAATATAAAAAATACAATAGAGTTGTTTATAATGGTAGCTGTTGTGAATGTTTAAAAGATTGTACTAACATATATCCTGTTAATAAAGAATACTGGATTTGTATAGCTACAAAAGGTAAGGACGGACTAGGTTCTGGAAATATGCATACAGACACCTATGACAAAAATCAGAATGGTATAGTTGATAAAGCTGAATCTATAACGGATGGATTTATAACATATAACGTAACAGATATTAATAATACACTAAGCACTTTAAATGCAAATGACCAAAATGCTAGAGAAGAAATCATGGATATTAAACTTAAACTAAAAGAGAAACTAGCAGTAGATTTTATTAACAAGTTAGGAATCGGATTCTTTGATACATTTGAAACAGACGAATATATAGAATCAGCTACAGCAACATACAACAAAGAAAACGCAACAGTAGATTTCGGAAGTCCAGAAGTTGAGCAAACAATTTACCAAGCAGTAGACAACTCAAATGAAATAGAACTAGTAGGCGATCAACTAAAGGCGGGGGATTTAATAAAAGTAGGAGATAAAATAATAACAATAGAGGAGGTGCTATAGCATGGAGTATATAGGAATTGAAAAGTTTGGATCACTTAGAGCAAACGGTAATGCTCAGGTTATGCCAACCAGACCTTGGTTTACAGATAACTACCCAGGAAACTTGTCCGAGCGTGGGGAGGGTGACATTACAGCGTATGCACCTGAAACCGAAGTTACTATAGGTAATACATTCCCTAGTGAAAGTTCTAAAATTACATGGGTACACATTAAAGATGGTTTAAAACATATTTATGTTTGCAAACAAGTTCTAGCAACAAACATATCATGGGACTATTTAAATGAGCGTAATATGATATTCGGAACACCAGTTACAATAGATGGAAAAGAATATAAGCTTAGAGTATTAACAGGTGGAGACCTGCAAAACCAAAACAACGAGTGGGATACAATAATAAGAAACACAGCAAACATCACAGGCTTACCAAAACCAACTCAAGAAGATTTAACAAACACTAATACTTATGGTCAATTAGATGGAGACCATAACCAATTATGGAATTGGTGGGGAATACGTACAATTTGTCAAGAGAC